TTATAAAAAACAAGATTACTAACTCGTAATAACTCTCTTAAAGCCTTTGTATGAAATGAATTGTATTTTTCAATGGGTAAGTTATCTGAAAAGTCTTGGTACTTCGTGCTAAATTCATCCACTATTTGTCTTGAGCAATACTCACCATTTCTAATTCTTAGGTTCATATTGTAAGGTGGAGAAGTAATAACAAGATCAACTAAGCCATCATCCATTCTTTCCATTGTTTCTAAACAGCTTTCGTTGTAAATCTTGTTTTTCTCAATGTTTATCATATACCAGTAAATATTAATTTTCGCTGCCAGGCTAAAACGAATGGTGCATAAAACACAGCAGTAGGTTAAAAAGGTATGTCATTTTCTAGCTTTTCTTGCACTTGCTTTAGCAACTCTTGTTCAGTTCCATAGGCTTTTTCAAATCGTTTCTTATAGGGGTGTCTGCTGATTGGTTCTTTACCACTTCCCATTCGGTGATGAGCAAAGCAAAGGGGTAGCACTTCAAAATGTGCGTTAGGTTTTGTTTTACCATTTATGTGATGAATTTCACAAGGGGTTATAAAGCCATTATTTCTACAGACGATACATCCTATGTCTACAACCCTACCCATATGAGTAAGTTCTTCTGTGCTTGGCGCTCTGCCTTTAAGCGCCATATCTTTTGCGTTCTTCTCTAGCGTTAACCATCTTGGTTCTCCACTCTTCAAAGCCTATCTCTAGTGCCTTTAGATTGATCTTTAAAGCAGACAAAGCGCCTTTAGATACTCCAACCTTTAATCTAGCCAAATAGAGTTCTTGTTGCGATTCAGCCCACGTTTCTTGAGCAGAAGATGTTTTCATGCCAGTTCCTAATGCTTGCATCTTTAATGTAGCGTGAAGTTTCTTAACCTCAGCCTCACACTTAAAGACTTCGTACTCTGTTTTTTCTATGATAGGAGCAACATTCCTAATTTGTTGCATCCAAGATTCTTCAGCGTCAATCATTTTCTTCCTCTATTAGTCTGTTTAAATACCATTTCAGTTTTTTTAAATCTTCCACACCATTTTTATTTTTCCATCTGTGCATATACTTTTTCATATTGCCTTCTAGAAATCCTTTAAACCTTTCTGAACTCATGCTTGCTTTGCAGTAGTCAATAAACTCTATCTCTGTATCTTTGTAGTGTGAGGGATTGATACTATCTGCTTTCTCCCACTCACGTTTTCTAAAAATCTTAGTCATTATTTCACCATCTTAAATGCTTATCGTTGTAAGGCGGATAACCACCCTCTCTTAGTTTTCTATCAATCCTTTCTTCTGTTGTTTCTTTGCGAAACAATCTTAAAAACCAGTTAATCATGGCAACCTTATGCTGTAGTTATTTAATTGCTCTATCTTTATCTCTAGTTGTTCTATGTGCATTTCATGCTCTGCAATCTTTTTCTCGCTTGATTCCATTTGTCTTTGCCATTTTTCTAGCTTGTTTAGTATGTCTTTCCTATCATAAGAGACTGCTCTTGCTCCTCTTCCCATTAACAAGTTTTCTATCTCGTCTTGAAATGTATCTATCTTTGTTATCAGGCTGTCTTTCTCAACCTCAGTTAAAGGCTCTGATTGAATTATGCTTTTAACATTTTCTAGTATTTGTTCATATCCGTCATAGTTATAGGTTTTCATCTTTCTTCCAGTTGGTTCGTTGCCACCAATAAATAATATTTACTGGTTTATTAGTATTTCTTTTCCCGTGTAAATTCTTGAAAATTTTTATTGCTTGTTTTTCTGTGAGTTCCTTATCACCAGTTTGCATTCTTTCGTCATTATTCATCAGTCTCCACTTGCTATAATTTGCCTCATAGCTTTGGTTTTCGTCATACTCAAATAATTCAAATCCAGTCATAAGTTCTCTCCTTTTGTTATTGGTGATTTCGCTTTTAAGACTTAAACCACCAAAGAGTCATTAGTTAGGATAGACCTAAAATGGAATATCATCTTCAGAAAATTCCTCTACCTTTGGTTTTACAGGTGCGGGTTTCTGCTGTTCCCTTCTTTGCTCTTTGTTCACATCTAGTCGTGCGTATTTATACGAATTACCATTCTTTGATACCCTATCCCACAAGGCAACTCTCATATCAACACCATTGGCTTGTTCTGATCTCATTTTTTCTACCAATTCTTTTAGTATCTCTTTGGTTAATGTGACCTTCCCTGTCCAGTCGGGCTGTTTCTCACTTTCTTTAAAGTTGTTTGTGTAAATCTGTCCATCAGATTGTAGTCTTTCTTCATATGCCATAGGTTATTCCTCCGTTGTTTGGCTTTGGTTAGATTTTTCATTTATCTCGCTACTACGAGTTTTAAAGATTTTATCCAACCGATTTTTTTGTTCAGGGAATTTTGTTTCAAGCATCCCTATTTCACTTGTTTTTTCTTTCCATCTATTAACTAAATCCTCTCTTGAGTCTTGGAAAGTAATTACCTTTTCAAAAGCATCAACAAAGTTATTAGCCCACTTTAGAGTATATGTATCATCCACTTCTTGTACTTCTTCTTTCTTGGGTTCTTTTTTTGGTAATGGCTTTTTTCCTTTAGGCTGAACGTCTTTTTCTTCGCTTGGTAAATGGTCATCCCATTGTGAAAAGACAGACATTCCTAAACCAATCATAGCCATATTCTTAACTAAGCATCTTTGCCTGTTATCATTGACTTGTCTTGAGTTCGGATTAACTACAGCATTGTTTTTGTTATCCATGACTGGAAGAATCATACTTCTTTCATGCGTATCAATTTTAATTGAAGTCATTACTTCTGCTGTTCCATCGGGCAACAATCTATAAGGTAGCCCATCAAAATCAATGAAGTTATATTGTGCTTGAGGAAACGATTCCATCATTAATGTCCACCCTCTAGCCCACGACAGATATGTAAACTGCATCTTCTTTTCAGTATGCTCAGATACATCTACCGAATATAATTTCTCCCAAATGTCTTTAAATGTTAGTTCGCTCATAATTCCACCCTTATTATTTTATTAACAGTATCAATCGTTTCATCTCTTATATCTGTTGGATGACCATCATTGAGTTCTTTGTGATTGTTTTCGTAAAAACGATCTTCCGCCTCTCCTTTAGAGTCAGCCTCTACTTCGTATTGAAAGTCGCAAGTTGCATATGTTGTAATGATAAATTTCATAGTTCCTCCTTGTTAAATTGTTTGCAAAATTCTGAAACACTACAGTAGCTTTCACACCTAGTAGAGACACCCTTAGCAATTTCAATGCTCAAGCCTTTGGTATCTTTTTGTTTTTCTAAATATTCGTCTGCCTCTTGTTGTGAATGTAAAACTCTGACTGCTGACTTTCTACCTTTCTTTATAACCCTGTAAGTATCCTCTTTTTTCCAAGTCTCTATGTCACTACACTTTGGTAATATGTCATTGATTATATGGTCTGCCTCTGCCTCTTGATGTAAAGCAATTCTTTCTTCAATAAAGGATTTTTGTTTTTCTTTATCCCACATTGGGATGTTTACAACTGCTACAGGTGATATAGGATAGTTGCCACTACTTCTTTGATGTTGAAACTTACTCCAGTCTCTAGCAATGGCTATAACGTGCAATGCCTTGATCTCTTGTCCTGTATTCATAGATGTTAACCAAGCATAGCAATTGAGTTGTTGTTCCCACTCAGGTTTGCCATCTGTTAAAGCTGAAACAACAGACCATGCTGAAGTGACTTTATAATCTTTTAAAATGCCCTCTGAAACCGAAATGCTGTCTGTCTGACCACTTATTCTCCACCCTTTGAGAGAAGCATACATTCTCTGTTCTGTAATCGTGTCCTCGTTGTCCTCGTTGGCTCTCTCTAATATAGTATGCACACTCTGACCTAATAGTTTCCATATCTCGTCTGAGACATCTACTGTAATGTCTTGATAATGTTTTTTGTTTAACAGTCTAATTTGTGGAGGCTGTAGCAATCCTGTCACAGAAACTACAGAATCACCCTTTGAATAACTATCGTTGTTTAAGGCTCTAATTATTTCACTTGGTACGTTATGCTTGTTGGTATATTTCACTTAGTTCTCCATATGCCTATGCCATCCTCTAAGGCTCTGACTGTAAAATCTATTGTTGGGTTTTTGTATTTGAATCGAAGGACTGTATTTCTAATTAGTTTTGCCTCTTTCTTTATCTGTACTTTGGGTACATTGATTTTTATATGGTCATCTACTTTCATTTTATCTAGGGGTAAATCATATTTGATGGGCTTGCCTCTTCTTGGAGGAACAGGCACTTTCTTTTCTATTTCGTAATTCAATTCTATACCTCTCGTTTATTTATTATGACAAGTCTATGTTAAATCTATGTCTTGCAAATGTCAAACTCTTGGTCTATTATTTTCACATGGATAAACACAGGGTAAAAATAGACAGTTTGATTGTGAAACAAGCAATAAGAGATGTAGCTAGTAAAGATGAAGAAAAAGCAATTCAGGCACTAAATTACTTTAAATCCAAAGACTTTGTGACTTTATGTGATAGAAACGATATTGATAGCAATAAGGTACAAGAGAGCGTAATAAGCATGGTCGATCATCCAATCATATCAAGAAAAA